AGATTAGGCGGCAGTGCAGATGGCGGTAGTTTGTTTGAACCTTTTAACCTAGCATACACAAACACATACTTGTTAGCAGGCAGCGGCATTGGTGGTTTAGCCACATATGATTTCTTTGCACAACAGCAAGAATTAGTTGGACGTATGTTTGGCTCGTTTATTGAATTCAAATGGAATACTTCAAACAAAAAATTAACAATATTACAGCGTCCAAGAGCTGACGAAGAAATATTGTTATGGTGCTATAATTTTAGACCAGACTTTGAATTGTACAAAGATTACAAAGCATATCAATGGATCAAAGATTATACACTAGCAAACTGCAAATATATGTTAGGCGAAGCACGTAGCAAGTTTAGCACTATTGCAGGTCCTGGGGGCGGTACAACATTAAACGGCGACACATTAAAATCTGAAGCACAACAAGAAATGGAAAAACTAGAAAAAGAACTAGATATGGCTTCAGCAGGTGGCGTTGGTTACGGCTTCTTAATAGGATAATATGTCAAAATTTAAAAATAATAAAGTTATAATTTCTGGTGGATGTAGTTTTACAGCAGGACACGATCTTGCAGATTGGAATGGCAGTGTAGAGCCAAATGGTATTTGTCATACCTACAGTAATAGAACGTGGGATAGCATAATACATCGAAAAATGTCTCCTCATTCTAATCTTAGAAAAACTGCTATGGGCGGACACGGATACGGTGCTATTACAAGAAGAATCATTTATGAATGTGAACAACAATTAAAAACACACAAGCCAGAAGAAATTATTGTTCTAGTAATGTGGACCAGTGCATTGCGTAGAGAATTTGTAAGTATACATGAACAAATTTTTTATAATCCAGAACAATACTTTACTCATGTTATGCCAGGAATGATAGAACCGCGTAATAATCCTCATTGGCGTGATGTAAAAAAACGTTTAGAAAACGAAAAATTAGTAAAAACTGTAGAAGAATTTTATAATAAAAGATTTACAAGAGACAATGTATATTACTACAGTTTACAACAATACGAATACTTAACAAATTACCTAAAAGCAAATAACATAAAATATTTTTATACAGGTTCGTATAATGATCTTGCAAGCGAAGATACAATGCAAGAAAATAATATTTTTATACACGACATGTATAAAAGGTTAGATATTAAAAATAACATATACTTAGAAAATGGATTAGGATTCAACGAATGGGCAACTGAAGAAAAATTGCCCAAGGGTGTTAGCGATCATCCACTTGAAGAAGCACAATTACGTTGGGCTAAAAAATTTATAAAGTGGATTGAATCTCGTTGACAAAACATTGATTTTTTAGTATATTAAGTTATGAAGAAAAAATTATTAGTTATTGGTCACGGCAGACACGGTAAAGATACTGTCTGCGAGATGCTACGAGACAAGTATGGTTATAGTTTTGAGAGCAGCAGCCAATTCTGCTCTAAACTGTTTATCTATGATATGTTGAAGGACAAGTATGGATACGATAATGAAGAACAGTGCTACGCTGACAGGCATAATCACAGAGCAGAATGGTATGATGCTATCTGCGATTATAATGTACCTGATGCGGCACGTTTAGGTAGAGAAATTTTTACAGCACACGACATTTATTGCGGACTACGCAACAAGCGTGAATTCTTTGCTATGCAAAATACTGGTGTGTTTGATTATGCTATCTGGGTTGACCGCAGCAGCCATCTTCCGCCTGAATCAAAAGATAGCATGAGTCTTGAACAATGGATGGCAAACTTTACCATTGACAACAACGGTACATTAGAAGAATTAGAATTTAATCTAGATCAACTAATGAGTTATCTTCATAAATAAACACGCACTTTTTGGGGTCTAAACCCCCTTTTTCTCCTTGGTTCAGCTAAATAATAGTAATAGATGACCTAGATAGGAGAACACACAATGGCATTAGTATCACCAGGCGTTCAGGTTAGCGTAATTGACGAGAGTTTCTACACGCCAGCTGAACCAGGAACAACACCTATAATTTTCGTAGCAACAGCGGAGAATAAAACCAATGGTTCAGGTACAGGTATCGCAGCAGGTACTTTAGCAGCAAACGCTGGTAAAGTTTACTTAATTAGCTCGCAGAGAGACTTGGTTGAAACATTTGGTGATCCGACATTCTACACCGACGTTAATAATAATCCAATCAATGGCGGCGAACAAAACGAGTATGGTTTACAAGCTGCTTACTCATACCTTGGAGTAAGTAACAGAGCTTACGTTGTTCGTGCAGACATTGATCTTGCAGCATTGAATGCAAGCGACACACCAACCGCAGGAGATCCAACTGACGGTACGTATTGGCTAGATACCCAAACAACTGCTTGGGGCATTTTTGAATGGAACAGTGCAAGCATTACTACCAGTGGCGGTCAAACATTTACAAACAAAACTCCTATTGTAATTACTTCAACACAAGATTTAGTTGGCGGTTCTGTAACCGGCGATCCTAAATCATCTGTCGGAGCCATCGGTGATTATGCTGTAAGAACAACTACAAGAACTGTTAAAACATACTACAAAGGCAAAAATGGTTGGGCAGAAGTTGGTTCAGCTAACTGGAAAGCAGCATGGCCAAGTGTAACCGGCACAAATGCAAACGTTTCAGTTTCGGTTAGCGATAGCTTTACAATCCAAGATGACGGTGCAGTAACAATTGCAACAGTTACAGCAACAGGTACTACACTAACACAACTAGCAGCAGATATTACAACGGCTGCATCAGGTGTTGGTATTACTGCTGACGTAGTAGACGGATATCTAAATATTTACAACAACGGTTCAAACACACCGTCAATTAGTTTGACTGATGGAACAGGTACACCTCTTGCAGTAGCAGGTATTGCTACAGCTACTGATTTTTATGCACCAGCATTACAAATTAGTGCTCACACAAGTGTACCAGAATTTAAAACAGGAGACACAGCACCTCGTCCAACTGGTTCAATTTGGTTAAAAACTACAGAACCAAACTTAGGTGCTCGTTGGAGAGTAAGTCAGTACAACGGCGATACTCAACTTTGGGATTCAGTAACTGCACCAATTTATGCAACTAACCATGCTGCACTTTATGCATTAGATCGCAGCGGTGGCGGTGCAAACTTACTTGAAGGTGACGTATACGTTCAGTACAACGTAGCAGAAGATGCAGATACATTTGGTACATTTAAACTATTTGTAAGAAATGCAAGTGGTCCAACAGTTATCCGCAGTGCTAAAATTACAGCAACTAGTTTTGCATCAATTGCAGGTTCTGTAACATTTGGTGTTAGCGAAAGCGTAAAAGGCCAAGCTGCAATGAGCGGTTTCTCAACTGCAACTGCAACTGTTGCAGGTACTAGTGCAGATGCAGATGCTATTGCAGGTGCAATCAACGAGCTAGGACTTAATCATGTTGTAGCAAGTGTTGACAGTCAAAACAGAATTGTTATCACACATACAGCAGGCGGTGAAATTAGATTCAGCGACACTGACGGTGCGTTGTCAGCAGCAGGGTTTATGGCGTTTGATGTTGATGATTTAACTGGTACAGAAAACCTATATTACACACCAGGCGAAGACGGAACAGGTAATCCGTTACAACTAATTGCTACACTTTGGAAACCAATGACATATACTGCAAGCAATGATGCTCCAAGCACATTAGCAGCAGATGGTGCTCTATGGTACAGTAGTGTTGTTGACGAAGTTGATATTATGGTACACGATGGACAAAACTGGGTAGGTTACCTATCTTCAACATCGCCATACTACAATGCTTCAGACGCTGAACAAACTGACCCAGCAGGTCCTATTGTAAGTGCAAGTGAACCAACTGCACAGTCAGATGGTACTGCTCTTAAAAATGGCGACATTTGGGTAAGCACAGCAGACATTGATAATTATCCAACAGTTTACAAGTATAACAGTACACTAGGTAGTTGGGTCGAATTAGACAAAACAGACCAAACTACAGAAAATGGTATTCTATTTGCAGATGCACGTTGGACTGATGCAGGTACAGGAGCAGGAGCAGAATCGTCAACTATTGAAGAACTGCTAGTAAGCGATCATTTAGATCCAGATGCTCCAGATCCAGCACTATATCCAAAAGGCATGTTACTATGGAACCTACGTAGAAGCGGCTTTAACGTTAAGCGTTTTGAGCGTAACTACATTGACACAGCAGGCGATAATCCTCGTGCAAGCGACGAAGCAATGGCAGATTACTATCCACACCGTTGGGTAACTGAATCAGCAAACAATGTTGACGGGTCAGGTAGCTTTGGACGTAATGCACAACGTAAAGTAGTTGTACAATCGTTACAAGCAATGCTTAACAGCAACGAAGACATTCGTGATAACGAAACACGTTTGTTTAACTTGATGGCAACTCCGGGTTATCCAGAACTAATTGGTGAAATGATTAGCTTAAACTACGACAGAGGTTTAACAGCATTTGTTGTAGGCGACTCACCTGCAAGACTAACACCTGATGCAACTTCATTAAATGAATGGGCAACTAACGTTAACACTGTTGTAGAAGATAACGATCTTGGTCTAGTAAGCAGAGACGAGTACATGGGTGTTTACTATCCATGGGGTTACTCAAGTGATAATATTGGCAACAACATTGTTGTTCCGCCAAGTCATATGGTACTACGTACTATTGCACTTAACGACCAAGTTGCTTATCCATGGTTTGCACCAGCAGGTACAAGACGTGGTGGCGTTACTAACGCAACAGCAACAGGTTACATCAATGGTGAAGGCGAATTTGTAAGTGTTGCACTAAACGAAGGCCAAAGAGATACACTGTATCAAAACAATGTTAACCCAATTACATTCCTAACAGGAGCAGGGTTAGTTGTATTTGGTCAGAAGACTCGTGCAAGAAATGCAAGTGCATTGGATCGTGTAAACGTTGCAAGACTTGTTGTATACTTACGTAGTCAGCTTAACCAGCTTGCAAAACCATATCTATTTGAACCAAATGATAAAATCACACGTGATGAAATCAAACAGCAAGTTGAGAGCTTAATGGTTGAACTAGTTGGTCTAAGAGCACTGTATGACTTCTTAGTTGTATGTGATGAATCAAACAACACACCTGCAAGAATTGATAGAAACGAACTATACGTTGATATCGCAATTGAGCCGGTGAAAGCAGTTGAATTTATCTACATTCCACTACGTATTAAAAACACAGGCGAGATATCAGGTCTATAATATCATAAATGTGGGGGGTTGAAACAGATCCCCCACAAAATGATAAATACTTGTGAATAGGAGAATATATAGATGGCAATCTCAACATTAACAAATATTTCGGTTCCATTATCAAACGATAATAGTGCAAACAACCAAGGTCTACTAATGCCGAAGCTGCAATATCGCTTCCGTGTATTACTAGAAGGTTTTGGTGTTTCAAACGAAACTCAAGAATTAACAAAACAAGTTATTGACGTAACTCGTCCAAATGTTAGTTTTGAACAAACTGAAATTCATGTTTACAACAGTAAAGTACGTTTAGCTGGTAAGCATGATTGGCAAGACATTTCATTGAACTTGCGTGATGACGTTAACGGTTCTGTATCAAAACTAGTTGGCGAACAATTACAGAAACAGTTTGATTTTTACGAACAAGCAAGTGCAGCTAGTGGCTTGGATTACAAGTTTACTACACGCATTGAAATGCTAGACGGCGGTAATGGTATACATACACCAACAGTATTAGAAACATGGGAAATATATGGTTGTTACCTAAACTCAGTAAACTACGGTTCGATGAGCTATAGCACTAGTGATCCTGTACAAATTGAACTTTCAATTAGATACGATAACGCATTACAAAAACCAGATAATTCTGGTATCGGATCAAACGTACCACGTAACCAAAGTACATTTACTACCGGCGGC